TTTGCCGGACATCTCGCTGACATATGCCAGGCTGTCCGCGCAGGTTTTCTGCACGTCCGCGATCAGCACGCCGTTTTCTGACCGGATCGCATCTGCCCGGGTCTGGTATTCCTCCATCGTAATGAAGCCGTTTTCAAGCTGGGTTTCCAGGTTCTTCAACTGCGTCTCGGTGTTCAGGTTGATGTCCTTGACCAGCTCGTCGTAGTAGGCCTGAATTTCCCCCTGCAATGCTTCCTTCTGCTCCCTGGTGTCGGGCTTTCCGTCGGTCAGCGCGGCAAACACCTTGTCGTAGATCGACCCGGCGTCCGGGACCTTCGCCTCTACGTCAATATTCAGCTTTGCCTCGCCGTCGCTCAATCCCTTGCGGAAGGCGTCCACCTTATCGGTGTCAACCCGCGACAGCGCCGCGTCCACCGCATCCACCCGTCCCGGCAGCAGCGCCAGCGCGCCGGCCAGCGCCGCCGCCCCCGCGACGCCCAGCGTAATCAGCCCGGCTGGGCCGGAGAGTGCAGTCGTAACGGCCGTGACGCCGACGATCAGCTTTCCGAGGACGATCATCGCGGGGCCAAATCCGGCGACGATTTTTGCCACCGTGATAACCGTCTGCTGCATGCCCTCGTCCATCTGCGCCCAGCCGCGCGTCAGGTTCGTCACCCATTCGGCGACGCTTTGCACCGTCGGCGCAAGGTCCTCGCCGAACTCAATCAGCAGCCCTTCGACCGCCGCCTTCAGCCGGTCAATCGCGCCCGACAGGCCGCCGGACAGCGTGTCCGCAAACCGCTGCGCCGCGCCCTCCGAATCCTGAATCTGTGCAAAAAAGTTTGCGTACAGCTCACTTGACCCGGCAAGCAGCGCTTCCGCGGCCTTCAGATCCCGCGCGTTGAAGATTTCCGAGAGCAGCGCCGTCCGCTTTTCATCGGACCAGCCGTCCATGATTCCCGCGAGATCATTCATGATCTCGTTCAGCCCCCGCATGTTGCCCTCGGCGTCAAAGACCGCCAGTCCATACTTTTTCATGACCTTTGCGGCCTGATCCGTGGGGCTGGCCAGCGCCATGATGATGTTTCGGAGCATCGTACCGCCCTCGGCGCCCTTCAGGCCATTGTTTGCCAGGACCCCCAATTCGGCGACAAGCTCCGATGTGCCGTCCTTCAAAATCTTCGCGGTACCGCCAACGGTCAGGATCGCCTCGCCCAGCTGGGAGATACTCGCGTTGGATACATTTGCGCCGGAAGCCAGCTGGTCCACAAATCCCGCCATATCCGCCACGCCCAGTCCCAGCGCCGACATGCTGCCCGTCAGCATGTCGCTGGCGGCGCCCAGATCCATGCCTGCCGCCGCAGCCAGCGTCAGCACGGTGGGCAGCGCGGCAATCGCGCCTCCGGTGTCATAGCCCGCCGCCGCCAGCGCGTTCAGCGCATCCGCGGCCTTCGTCGCAGAGAATTGGGTGGTCAGGCCGATCTCCTGCGCCGCTTCGGTCAGCCGCGCCGATTCTTCTTCGGTCGCCTCCATCGTGGCGATCACCTGGCGCATGCCGTCATCAAAGGACGTAAACGTCCTGACCGCGGAGATACCCAGCCCGACAATCGGCGTCGTCAAGCCGAGCGTCGCAATTTTGCCGACGGATGCTATCGAATCGCCGAGCGCCGTCATTCCCTTTGCGGAGAAAAGCCCATCCTTGCGGAGCGTCTGCAGAAGGCTCCGGCCGGTTGCAATGCCGCGCTCAAACCTCGACGTATCCAGCGTCAGATAGGCAACCACCTTGCCCGCATCAAGCGCCATTTTTTCTCCCACCCTTCAGCATTGCAATCACCGCCGCGTTGTTCGTGGTCTTTTGCGGGCGCAGTTTCTGGCCGTGCGAAAAGCGCAGCAGGATATCAAAAACCGCCTCGTCCAGACACCAGGCGGTAATATCGTCCTCGACGCCAATTAACTCACTGGCCCTTGTCTGCAGCTGCCTTGCCATTACGGCCAGCTGCACGCCGCGCTGCCGCACGAAACCCGGCCAGCGCGGCCGCACCCCCAAGGATAAACGCATAGATTTCCAGCAGCTGATCATCCGTCAGCGCGGCCCCGGCCCCGTGGATTTCCTCGACCGTCGGCTCCACCAGCGCCATCTCCGCCAGCGCAAGCAGCGCCCTGGACTGGTCCGCCACATTGCGCTTTGACAGCGCCGCGGCGTTCTGCATGAACAATTCCTCCACTACGGGCAGCAGCGGGTTCGGAATCTCGCCCGCCGCGGCCATCTCAAACAGGCGCGGGCGGCGCATTCTGCAAACAAACGGTCTGCCCGGCTCCCAGCCGGACAGCTCGACCTCCTGCGCGGCGTTTGCCGCGCGAATCTCATCCAAAGGCGTGATCGCCAAAATTACCCCTCCTTGCATGAAAAAGCGGAGCGCCGTCGGCGCTCCGCCATGTTCAGGTTCGTCAGGTGACAGCCGGAAGCGATGCGATCTCCTCCACGAGGATCACCTCGGTGCCGGATGCCGGCCGGCTCTTGATCGAGTACTTCATGCTGGCAAACGCGCCGTCCGAGAAGGACAGCGGGACGGCCGATCCCTTGCACCCCGGGAACGTCCACTCATGGTAGGCGTTGGCGTTGCCATCGGTATCGCGGTCGGACGTGTAGAGATACAGGGTGAACGCCGTCCGCGTCACGGACGCGCCGGCCACCGGACCGGAGTACCCCGTCCAGGATTCGCCGGAACCCGTGTTCACGCCGCCGTCGACCAGCGCAAACACATCCATCAGCACGCGCTGGTCCTCCAATTCGATGTCGTAGCCCTTGACGATGTCCTCCGTGCGAAGCAGTCCCTTGATCGCGTTCTTGATCCGCTGCTCCACCTCCTGCCCGGCGGAAACCGCCGGCGTGGCGGTGGCGCTCGACGCCGTCTGAAACACAAGCGTCCGCGGTTCACTTTCGTCCGTCACAATCTTGACCCGCTCCACATTCGCAATGTTGAAGCCCTCCAGCAGAGGCATTTCCGTCACATCCTTCCTCAAATCAGGGAACAGAGCGCGGCGTACTCCACGCTCGCAAAGTACGCGCCCCGTTCATCGTCAATCTCCTCGTGCGAAATCTCGCCCGTGGTCCTCACCGCCATGACGGCGCTGAGCGCCGTCTGCGCCGATGCCAGCAGGGCGCGCAGATCCGTCAACCGCCCGAGCGGCACGTAGCCGGTCACCAGAAACCGCTTGATTCCCGTCGTCTTTCCGGTCGGCACCGTGCCGCCGTCGCTCACCACGATGTAGGGAGCCGCGCACACCCCGTCGTACTGGCCCGGCAGGTACACCGTAAGGTCCGCGTCATTCAGCGCGGTGTACATCGCCTCGCGGATGCCCATTATCTCAGCTTCCCTCCAAACGTCGCGCTGCGCTTTGCCTTATACCCCGTGTTCCGGTAGTACCGCTCCCGGAACTTCCGCTTGCGCGTCCGTACCGCGCGCCGGCTTCGCACCAGTTTAGGCCGGAAGGCCCCGCGCAGCGCCGCGTCGCCAAAGCCTTCCTGGATCTCCTTCCGAACCGCCTCCGCCGTCGGGTAGATGATCGACAGATCCGGGAAATTCCGCGACAGCGATTCATGACCAAACTCCAGGATCTCCATGTAGTCGTCATACTCGCTGTGCTTTGCCCTGTTCGGCGCGCTTCCGCCAATGGCAATCCGCGTGCTGGTCCCGCTCTGCTCCGCCGCGCTCGTCAGGTTCCGGCGCGCCGTGCCCGAGCGGTCAACCCACCTGGCCTCGGCGCGCGCGGACCGCTGCGCCTCTGCGGCCACCGCCTGCGCGTAGTGCAGCGTGTTCTTTTTGACCATCTCGCTCATGGCCTTCGTCGCCTTGTCAAACGCGCTGGTGTCAAGCCTGAAGCCCTCCATCGCTACACCTCCGAAAGCTGGATAAATACCCGCACATTGCCGCGGTTCTGGATGTTGCGGACCACCCGCCGCACGCCGTCGTCCAGCACGCAGATGTCGCCGTGTCGCCACGCAGGAAGATCGTCCCGCCACACAACGCTTATCCAGATCGATCCGTCGTCCTCATACGCCTGCCCCGGCAGGGCGGCGCTCCATTGATCCGGCCGTGCGCCCGGGATCCTCCAGCACTCCAAGCTGCCGATCGGCTCTCCGCCGTCGGGCAGGGGCTGCCGGAAAGCGTCAAGCGCTGGCCGCGAAAACACGGCCGTTTCGGCCGGAAATCTCCGGCATACCGCCTCGACGCGGCGCCGGATCCGTTCCATGGTCACACAATCACCACGCCTTCCCGCGGTACGGCGAAAGCAGCGCCGCGGCCGCCGGCGCAAGCCGGTCAAGCCCGCCCACCGCCTGGGATGGGGAGATGTAGGTCACAGAGTAGCCGTCCAACCGCTCCGTCACCACCTGCTGGCCGTGATTGTCGGTCGCCTGGGTGATGGCCAGCCAGATCAGCGCGCACGCGACCTTTACCGGCTGCGGCACATCCTCCGGCGCAAAGCCGCCCGCATAGCGCACGCGGAGCCAGTCGCCCGGCGGCGCGTCGAGCGGGAGAGTGAGGACGCCGCTGCCCTCCAACACCTCGCAGTTCTCCACTTCAACGCCGTCCAGCGTGACGGAAATCAGCGAATCCACCGGGTACGCATGCAGCAGCACCGAACGCCGCCCATTCAGACAGAACACCTCGTCCTGATCCTCCAGAACCAGCGCGCGGCCCACATAGCCCTCGGCGACCTGCTGCGCGGCGAGGATCGCAGACTCCGCCAGCGCATCCGTCTCAAAATTCAGTCCCGTCAGCGCACGCATTTCAGCCGCCGTCATGCACAGGCTCATTTCCATCACCTCTGCCAAGGGCGGCGCGCCCCGCAGGACGCGCCGCCGCCGGATTATCAGGAAGCCTTCATCGCCAGGTACTTGACAGCGTCATGGTTCAGCAGCGCCGCGTCGTAGCGCCGGTACGCCAGGAAGCCCACCTGACCGCTGGTCGCCGCAATCTCGTTCAGGCGCTGGAAGTACAGCCCCTTGCGGTCGAGGATGCGGTACCGCTTGAAGTCGCCGAACAGGACCGCCTTCTGGCCCGCCGCGACATCGGGCATGGAATCGGACGTGTACAGCGGGCGCGAGAGCAGGCGGTCGGGCTGGCCGTCCTGCAGCGAGGGCTGCCACAGATACTGGCCGTCGGTGCCCTTCAGCTTGCGCAGCTTCAGTACCGCCGCATCGCTCATCAGCCAGACGCCACGGGCGCGGTACTTCTGGTTGACCGAGTACATCAGGTCCATCAGCTCATCCGCCGTAAACGCCGTGGCGCTTGCCGCGGTCACGCCCAGATCTGCATCCTTCAGCATGCCGGACGGCTGCGCCGGAGAGCCGGAGGGGCCGGTACCGGTGAGGAAATGCGCCTCCTCCAGATCGGCAAACGCCGTGCCGAAGTCCTCGCGGATCCACGCCTCCATGTCGAGGAACATGTCCTGCAGCGCCTCGTGGGTGATGTAGGTCAGCGCGCCAACCTTGTACGCCTTCAGCGTCATCTTGTCAAAGCCCGGCGCAGACGCGGTGAAATCCGCGCCCTCGGCCACCAGGTACGCCTGAGTGTGCGCCGTCGCGTAGGGGATATCGACGTCCGAGCCGGACGAGCGTACATCCGCCAGTTTCCGAACCACATTCTGGTTCCTGACCTCATCAAGCAGCGCCCGCTCCATCGTGGCCGGAGCGAGGACGCCGCCGGTTGCGCCGGCGCCGGTCAACGACACGCCCAGCACATCGCGCAGCTCGGAGCCGCCGCGTTCATCCCGGCGCAGTCCGGCATCCTGCACGCCGTAGGCCATGTACCGAAGCAGGCTGCGCCGGTACTCGGCGGATTCGGTGGCATCGCCGCGCTGGCCATCACCGGTGCGGCCCGGCTGCTGCCCGCGGGTCGGATTCATCGCGCCGTTGGCGGAGCGCGCCGCATCCGCCTCGCGCTCCGCCAGCGCCTGTTCACGGCCAATTTTCGCGGTCAGCGAATCGTATTCGGCGTTAAAGCCGTCGTACTTCTGCTGCTCGTCCGCGTTCAGGTCCCGATCTTCCGCATAGGCCGCGTCCAGAATGGCGCGGGCCTGCGTCAGCGCCGCGGCGCGCTGCTCCATCCAGGTGCGAATCTGATCATTCATGGTAATCCATCTCCTTCATTTTAAGGTTCAGTTGTTCGCGCATCAGCCGGACGCGCGCGGACGCGCCGGTCGGAGCCGCCTTTCTGTGTTCATCAAATACCTCCGCGCAGCTGCGCACGTTCGCGCTCGTGTCGGGGTAGGCCGGGTACGTCACAATCGACACGTCAAACAGGCGTACCTCCAGGAGCGTGCGCTCGTCGATGCCGTCCGCCGTCCTCCAGTCGTCCCGGATTGCCTGGAAGCCGAAGCTGCACTGGTTGATGTCCCCGCGCTTCACGCTTTCGTACAGATCCCGTGCCCATTGGGTGTCGGGCGCGGTCACCGCAAAGCGCAGAGCGCGGTCGTCCTCCGTCAGAACCAGCGTGCCGGACCGGTTTCGCCCCAGTACGTAGTTCGGGTCGTGGTTCATCAGCGCGCGGACGTCGTCCGCGGGCAGCGATTTGGCAAAAGCCCCCGGCGCAATCTGCTCCCGGAAGCCGCCCAGGTCCTCGCTCCAGGAATTGAAAAGCGCCGCGTACCCTTCAAAACGCAGCGCGTCGGAGCCGTCCTCCGCAGGGGAGGCACGCACCTCCGTGGAGAATGCGCGCACCTCCTTGACGGGCTTTCGCTGGCCAGTCAAGCGCATCACCGTCCTTTAAAAATTTCCACAAAAAAACCGCCCTTTTCAGAGCGGCCAAACCGGATGGTCAAATCAGCCAAAGTTCATGATCGGATGATGTTCGCATTCAAGGCAAATTCGCTCAAAGTCGGCGTTTGCCTCCTGCATTTCCATCTTTGTGCTGTACGGGCCCATGCCCTCGGCGGACATTGAGCACTCAAAACACTCGCCCTCGTCGATCTCCCGGTCAAATACCGGACAATGGTACCGATCAAATGCCAAGCCGCATCATCTCCCTCACAAGGGCTCGCGTCCGCGGATCAAAATCGGAATCGCCAAACGCCGTCCGAATAACCTGTTCACCCGGAACGACATACGCGGAACCCCGCTCCCCAAAGAAGCATTCGGACCATTTGCCGCCTTGCAGTTGTCGGCTCAGCGAAAGCCGCGCTTCCTGAATATAGGCCCGCGCGTCCGCCTCGGACACGGCGTGCCGCTGAGCCGCGTGCTCCGCGTCAAACGCAAAACCTTCAACACCTGGAACGCGCTTGGCAGGGACGTTCAGCGATCCATAAATCCCCGCACTTTCCAGGTACGCCTTCATGTTAGCATACTTCTCGGCGTCCGACAAGGCCCGTGCTTTTACGCCCTTATCGACCGTGCATGCGCAGCCCTTGTGGAGCGGAGGCGTCAGCGTCGTAACCGTCTGATCATTCAGCAGCATGCACATCTGGCAGCTGCCCGGCGCGGTCTTCCACACCGCGGAGTATCCCGCACGATGGAATCCCGCGACCAGCGTCTTATTCAGCGCCATCGACGCTTCATGTCGCGCCATTACCTCTGCACGTTTATCCCCCCAATCGCTCAGCTTCTCGCGCAGCGCGCTCACCACATCACCATCGGCGCCCGCAATGATCCGCTCCACCTGCTTCCGGTTCACTTCGCAGAGCCGCTCGCTTGCGTCGCTGTAGTACCGCTCCAGATACCCGGCCAACCACCCCTCGGTGACGCCGGAATCTTCGCCCACGCTGGCAGTCACGCGCCCCATCGCCGTACGCGCAATCCCTTCAATCGCCGCCTTCTGGTCGGCAGGCATCGTCCCAGCCAGATCCCTGTAGTAGGCGTTGATTTCGGTCACCAGCCGCGCCAGAACTTCGCCGGAGCGGACGCCCAGCACCCGCTCCGCAAGCCGAATCACGTCCTGCGCCTGTTTGCTAAGCCATTTGGAGAATGCCGCGCGCAGCGCCCTGTAGGCGCTTACGTCAAGCCCCCAATGCTTGAGCGCGGCGTCCAGTCCGTTTCCCGCGGCGCGCCGCCCGCCGCCGACCGGAAAGGGACCGAGCGCGCCCCCGGATCCTGTTTGACCTGTGCGCCCGGCGTCGTGACGTTCAACGGCAGGCGCATCTCGTCGCCGCCTTCAATCGGGTTCATGTTTTCCTTTGCCCGCGCCTCATTCGGCGTCAGGATCCCGGCGTTGATGCCCAGAGAGTAGGCCTCATACCGGGATTTGGTGTCGCCCCGGAGGAAGCTGCCGGTTTCGTGCTCGATGAAGAACCGGCGCCGCTCATAGGGCGTCATCAGCCCGCGCATGAATCCCTGCTCGAAGCGCAGCATCCACGGCAGCAGCGACCGCTGCAGATAGCCAAGGTCCTGATGCTCAATGTTGGAGAACGTCGCCCGGTCAAGGTCGTTGATCAGGTGCAGCGGCACCCGGTACATCGCTGCAATCTCGCTGCGCTGAAATTTGCGCGTTTCCAGGAACTGCGCCTCCTCGGGCGAGATGCCCAGCGCCTGGTACGTCGCTCCTTGTTCGAGGATCGCCACGCCATGCGAGCGCTGCAGCCCCTTATACATCTCCCGGAACTGCCGCTCGGTTCGCTCAAACGCCGGGTCGCTCATCGGCGCGCCGGGCACGCTGATCACACCCCCCAGATGCGTGCCGTCCTTGAAGAAGCGCGCGCCGAAGGATTCCGCCGCCAGCCCCAACCCAATGGCCTCCCTCGCATAGCCGATGGGGGAGAGGCCCAGCAGCCCATCATAGGACAGCCCCGGAATGTGCAGGATCTCAAAGCGCGAGAAGTCCTCGCCCAGCACCCGGAACCGCACCTGCCCGCCAGCGTCCCGATATGGCGTGACGTCGGTATGCAAAAGCGGCCACAGCGCGATCACGCGCCCCGACCGGTCGTATTCGACGAATGCGTAGGCGTTCCCGCCCAGCAGCAGGTTCACCATCATGGCCTGCTTGAACGACATCGCCGTCATTTCACTGTTTGGTTCGTCGTGCAGCAGGAAGTACAGCGGATGAGAACGTGCGCGCTCCTTGCCGCCGTCCTTCGTGCGTAGAAACACGTGCAGCGGCAGCGCCGCCACGTCCTCGGACAGCACGCGCACGCATGCCTGAACCGCGGCCAGCCGCATCGCCGTGTCCTCGCTGACCGCAACACCGGCGTCGGTCGGCGCATACATGCCGTGCAGCACGCCGCCCGGCTGACGCCCCGGCATGATCTTCTCCAGCATGCTGCGCACGGCAGATATAAAGCCCATGCGCACACCCCCTTAAAAGCGGATGACGCGCGGCGCGCGCGTCTCATAGACTGATTGATTCTCCCGCCAGCGAATCGCCCGGTCGAGCGCCATCACCAGCGCCACAATGCCGTCGATCTTCTCCGGTGATTTTTCCTTGTCCGGCTTGATGTTGCCTGCTGGGTCAATGCGCACCACCACGTTCTCCGCCATCCAGTCGAGCACCGGATGATTCCCGTGCCGGATGCCGCGCTCCAGAATCAGCCGTTCAAGCTCCTTTGACGGCGGCGACATGGACGCAAACCCCTGTCCAAACTGCACCATTTCCGTACCGGAACCGGCCAGCGCGTTCTCAATGTCCGCGCGCAGCTTTGCCGCGCCCCAGCGGTCGAACGCAATCTCGCGGATCTCGAAGTCCTGCCGGAGCATTTCAATGCGCCTGAGGATAAAGCTATAATCCGTGACCTCGCCCGGCGTCGCTTCCAGTACGCCGGCGCGCACCCACGGAACCAGATCGATGCCGCCCTTCCGGCGCTGCTTCAGCTGCGCCTCCGGGATCCAGAAGAACGGCAGCACGTCAAATGTGCCATCTTCCCACGGAAACACCAGCACCAGCGCGCAGAAGTCGTCCGTGCTGCCAAGGTCCAGCCCGGCGTAGCACCTGCGCCCCAGAAGATCCGCGTACCGCACCTTGCCCGCCGTTGCCCTCCAGGCATCGCGCCGGATCCATCGCGTCAGGTTCTGCACCCATTGGTTCAGGTACAGGTGCCGGAAGGATACCTCCAGCGTCGGCAGCACCTTTGCGCGCTGCGCGTAGGCCCGGATTTCCTCCAGATCGCGGAACGCACCCGCAGAAGGGTTTGCCTTCAGCCAGGTGCGCTCGTCCCAGATATCGTCCGCTTCATCTGCTTCAAAGATCAGCGGGTAGAACGTCGGGTCCCGGACATCGCCCGCCTGTACCTTCTTGCCATACTGGTACAGCTCATAGCACAGGCTCTGCAGGTCTACGCCTGCCGTTGTGATCGTCACGAACAGCGGTTCGCGCCTGGCACCCATGCCCGTCTTCAGGACGTCATACAGGTCGCGGTTCTTCGCTTCGTGCAGCTCGTCGTAGATCACGAACGACGGGTTCAGGCCGTGTGCCGTCGCGGATTCGCGCGACAGTGCCTTGTAAAACGATTCCGTCTCATGTCGCACAATGCGCTTCGTCGCGTCGTAGATCGTACAGCGCTTTTTCAGCGCGGGATTTGCCCGGATCATTGAAGCGGCCATGCTGAACACCAGCGCCGCCTGATCGCGGTCGTTCGCCGCAGAATAAATCTCCTGCCCGTATTCCGGCGAACAAAAAAGCTGGTAAACGGCGCACGCCGCGATGGTCGTGGTCTTGCCGTTCTTGCGCGGGATCTCAACGAACGCCTCGCGGTACTGCCGAGAACCGTCCTCGTTCACGGTGGCAAAGATATCTGCAAAGAATTTCTCCTGCCATGGGAGCCATTTAATGCACGGCCGGGAGAGGATGGATCCCCCCTTCGGGTCTTTCAGGAGCCGCACAAACCGCAGCACGTGGTCGGCCTTTGCCTGATCAATCACGAAGGGTCACCACCTCGTCACCCGCCGCGCAGCAGCCGCTCCATTTCATCCACCTCGCCCTGTGCCTCCGGCAAGACCATCCGCCCGCGCGCAGCCGGCGTCATTCCAAATTCACGCGCCCACTCGCGCATCTCCTTGGCATAGGCGCGTACCATCCGCGATTGCGGCAGTTCGTCCAGGTAGACGCTGCCCGGCTGCGTCGCGGCGTGCGGCTTATAGACCAGCATGTTTGCCTTTGCCAGGGACTCCGCCATCTTCTGAAAATTTGCGTACATGACACAGTACGCTTCGAGAGCCTTCAGGTCCGCCACCGTCAACAGCCGGAGCGCCGCCAGCATCGGCGCGTTTTCACGCCAGCATTCCCTGGCCGTTTCCGGAAGGTATTCCGGCGGCTCCGGCACGGCGTCCGGCGCGATCTCGCGCGGCTTCGGCTCGGCCGCCGCCCGCGCCTCCAGATTCGGAATCTTCGACGGGTTCCCGTTCAACAGGTGCAGCGCCGTCGGCTTCCTCGGCCGACCTCCCTTATTGCCAACCGCCATCAGGCATCACCTCCGAACACGCTTCTGCAAACGGAATCTTGCGCCCACCGCGAAGCAGGAACGCGTCCGACCGCGCCGTGAATTCGACATACCGCTTCACAATCTGATCGCAGTAGAACGGATCCAGTTCCATCGCGCAGGCTTTCCGGCCTTCGCTTTCGCAGGCGATCAGCGTCGAGCCGGAGCCGCCGAACGGATCCAGCACCAGATCGCCGCGCCGCGACGAATTTCTGATCAGCTTGGCGAGCAACCCAACCGGCTTCATGGTCGGATGCAGGTCGTTCGCCGCCGGCCGCTCAAAGTAAATGGCGGAATCCAGCGCGCCGGTGCCGTCGTCCAGAACCTCATACTCCTTCGCCTTAATCGAGATCGCGTGCAGCCCGTCCGAGAACGTGATCACGTCGCCGTCTTCCCGGCGCTGCACCGATACACAGCCGCCATCCGACAGCGCCGTTGTTTTCCTGCGCCCGCCGTACCACTTGTGCACGCCATCCGCGCGCCAGCCGTACAGGATCGGCTCATGCCGCCAATGATAGTCGCTGCGGCCCATGACGAGCGAGGATTTCACCCACACAAGCACCTGCGCCAGATAGAAGCCCGCCTCCCGGAACGTTTCGCGGAAGTTCACGCCCTCCGTGTCAGCGTGAAATACGTAAGCCGGCGCGCCAGGCTTCGCAGTCCCGCACATGCAGGCGAACGCGTCATGCAGAAAAGCCCGGAACGCGGCATCGTCCATCGAATCATTCTCAATGCGCGACACGGCGCGCCGGGCCGATTGCGTGGTCTGCGAATCCACCTTCGCTTCATACGCGACGTTATACGGAGGATCGGTGACGATCAGTGCAGCGGACTGGCCGTCCATGAGCACCGCCATATCCTCGGCGCTCGTCGAGTCGCCGCACATCACCCGGTGTGCCCCGAGCACCCAGACATCGCCCCGCCGGGAAATGACATCGCCGCCCGCCTTGGGCAGCGCATCGCCCCTCGCTGCAGCCTTCTCGCCCAGCAGGTCCTCCAGCTCCGCATCGTCAAAGCCGGCCAGGGCTGCAAGATCGCCGTCGAGCGTTTTCATAAGCTCCGCCAGCGCCTTCTCGTCCCACGAGCCTTCGATCTTATTCAACGCCACATTCAGCGGCTTCTCGCGGCCCTCGTCCAGATCCACGACAGACACATCTACCTCGGACACGCCCATGTCGCGCAGCACCGTCAGCCGCTGATGGCCACCAACCAGCCGCGCGCGCCGCTCGTTCCAGATCAGCGGTTCCACCAGCCCAAACTCGGCAATGGATCGCTTCAGCTTTTCATACTCGGGATCGCCCGCCTTCAGCGCCTTGCGCGGATTGTATTCGGCCGGAAACAGGTCGTCCAGCCGCATTCGCCGAATCAGCACATTTCCGCCGCCTTTCGCCCTTTTTTATGCCGTTTCCCGATGTTTCTGACCAGATTCCGCACAATTTCCGCGCGTTCCGCGTCGTTCTTCGCTGAAAAAATGCGCCCGCGGGCCGAAAGAAGGGCCGCCCGGTCAATTTCGCCCGCGTCTTGAAGGGCTTTCAGCGCTTTCAGGCACTCCTTCAGGCACTTGTCCGCCGCTTCAGCCATGCCTTTCACCCCCCGCCTTCCAGTTTCCCGACCGGAAAAAGGCGACACCAGAACGCTTCCCAAGGGGCGCGTAACAGAGATTTAACCCCCCTTACCCCCCCTTTGCGCTGCCTCCTTGGTCAGCGCAAAGGAATGCGCTCGCGGGACGCGACCTCATTCTCAAGATGTCTTGCGCGACCAAACCCGCCGTCCTCCCGCGCCGTTTTGATCGAATGACAGGAACTGCAAAGGGATTGCAGGTTCATCGGATCAAAGAACAGCCGCTCATCATTCCGATGCGGCACAATGTGGTCAACCTCGCTGGCTGGCGTGTACCGCCCGGCCTTCAGACACTCGGCACAGAAGGGCTTAGCCGTCAGCTGCTGACGCCGGAGTGCGCGCCATTGCCCCGTCCGGTATAGACGCGCGGCCTCTTTTCTGTGCGCGGCAGACCGAAACACCCGCGCATGGGCCGCCGCATGTGCCCGGCAGTATGGCGAACCGCTCGCCGCGTACCCGGTACATCCTGGCTCCCTGCACGCCCGATTCGGCTTTCGATTCATGTACACCCCTCCAACTGAAGCCCCGCAATTCCGGCTCCCGCCTCGGCCATCCGTGGAACTGCACCCGCGCGGCAGGAAGGAGGATACCCGCCGGCACCCCAAAGGCTTACATTGTGATGCGAATCTCTTTCCGTGTCCCGCACAACAGGATATCACCCGCCGTATCCCTGCCAGGCCGTAGCCACCGCCACCTTGAAGGGCTTGATGGAAACCTTCTCGTTTCTCGGATCAATGACCAGTTTCCCCGGCTGTGTCACCCACGGCTTGTGGGAATGCGCCACCACCAGAAGGTCCAGCCCGTCGATTGCATAGGCAAACCGCTCGTTGCGGTTTACTGCCGCGCCCGTCAGAAATCCGCCGCCCGCGCCGTGCGTCGCGCAGATCGTGTACGTCGGGTTTTTCTGGCCGTTCGCAGCCTTTGCGCCAAATCGCAGGATCAGGAAACACGCGCTCTCCCGGTAGACGTCCTCCAGATCCAGCTTGCAGGCGACGTCATACAGCGGATTATCGTCCGCTTCCCGGACCGACCGGTCCTCGTGATTTCCCGGCGTGATGGCCAGAATGCGGTCGCGCAGCGGCCCCAGCTGCTCAATCAGCCACGCCTTCTGCGCCCGCGGGCGCATGACCTCCGCGTAGACGTTTGATACCGAGCTCTTCAGCGCGTTGTTCATCATATCGCCCGCAATGATCAGCCGCGTGTCCGGCTCCCGCAGCACCTGCGAGGAAAAATCCAGCCACACCCGCTCCATAAACTCCCGGGAGCCGACGTGCAGGTCCGCAATGGCGTGGATTTTCAGGTTTCGACGCGGAAACGAATGCGCAATCGGCGTAAAATCGTCCAGCATGGCGGCACCTCCCAAAAGGAACAAGCCCCGCCTTCCGGCAGAGCCTGCACCCGTCGCGCCCCTCGCGCACGCTTTGATGGTACCATTGTAACACCAAAAACGTCTTATTTCGTCTTATTTCGTCTTATCCTGCTCTGAAAAATCAAACTGTTCCGCCAGTGCCGTCACCGCCGCAGCCTCCAGACGTTTCACGCTGCTCTCGTCGTAGTACAGCTTCAGCGCGATGTACGTCCACCGGTGACCGCCCAGATACCGAAGCTCAATGACGCGCCGCTGGATTCCCGGAAGTCCCTCGATCAGGCCGTCCAGCACCACCTTTCGCCGGAGGGCGGCGCTGATCTCCGCAGACGCGCGCTGCGCGGCTTCAGCATACATTGCGCGCCGCCGCTCCAGTTCCTCTACCGCCCGCGAAACCGTGTCGCCTTCGCATCCGCCGCCGGGCATACCGCTCAGCCGCTGCGCCGCCAGCGTGTCCCCGGCGTCCTCCGCCCACGCGCTGAAGCAGCGCAGTTCATCCTCCAGCCGCGCAATGCCGTCCAGGGCATGCCCCCAGTCCCACAGCAGCCGTCGCATCCGCGCCCGTTTTTCGTAGACGGTCACTTTTCTCCAACCTCCTCCGCATGCGGCCACAGCCCGGCCCTGATCTTCATATCCACCGTCCGGCGGAACAGCCCTTCATCCTCCGCGATGAAGGCCATCACCCGCTCGCCCAGGCAGATCGCAATCCCCGTTCGCGGCGCAAAGCCCGGCGGCGTCGGCATCGGAAGCCGCCTCGTCCGATATCCTCTGTAGAACAAACCCCTCAACCTCCTCGATCACCGCGGCCGCTTCTTCCACCGACGTCACCACCTCCGCCACGCCGCCCGCATCCCGGATGTGTTCGATCGTCAGCGCCTGAAGGTCGGTCAGCCGGCCAAGCCCGGGCCGCTTCACCTCCAGTGCAACGAATGCGCCGTTTGCGCAGCAGATGATGTCCGGCACGCCCCGCTGCTGCATCGGCCCGCCCGCCACCTTGAAGCACCACACACCGCGTTTTTTCAGGTGCGTCATGATCGCTTTTGTCACCTTGCTCTCAAGCGGGGGAGTACCCGCGCCTGCCGATCCCATCATGGCTCCACCACCCGGTACGTCACATCAAACACGTTCGATAACCTCCTGTAGATCACTTTACCGATCAATACCGCCTTGCCGTCATTGATCAGGTCGCCCGCCGCGAATGCCACCTCCGGCGGTACCCCGACCAGCCGCACAATGCCCTCCGCGTCCGGTTCCGGCAGCACATTCTGATCGCCGTCAGTCTGCGCTGCGGATGATTCCCGCTCAAGGTACTCCACCGCAATCATCCCAAGGTCGCGCAGGTCCTCCATCATCACCGCGACCCCATACGGCGGTCTTCCGCCCGCGCGCATCCGACCGCGGATTTTGCCATCCTCCACCCACAACTCAGCACCCGCCGCGCGCAGCTTTTCAACCAGGGCGCTGACGTCTGCGCATTCCATTTTTCGTCCCTCCATTCGCCGTTTCGCGCGATTTTGACCGGGTTGACCGGGTTGACCCATGATTTTTGCCAGACAACCCGGCATCCTAAACGGAGGAATAATTCGATTAAAACAAGTTACCCGGTCTACCCGGTCTACCCGGCACATCTCCCCAAAAGCCCGAAAATTCAAGGCTTTTACGGAGGCAAACAATCAATGCTACCCGGTAAAACCACCATGCAACCCGGTAAAACCCGGCCGAAAAACATCAGAAAACAACCACGCATACCGGGTTGACCGGGTTGACCGGGTAACCCCCGTTTAAGAAGCATATTCGCTCAATAATCACGCTCGATTGATAAGGACGATCCGGCGCCCTCCATCCCTCTTCCGTCGGATGATGACACCATCTCGCTCATAGAGATCACCCTTTAACTGTTCAAGTCGCTCTCCAACTTTGTTCGCTGAACCTGCTTCCAGCGGCCCGTGATACACCCCAGAAATCGCGTCGAGCAATTGCGGCACAGATCCCTTCCACTCCGGCTGGGCGTCCAGAAGCGCGAGGATTCCGCGCACGATGCCCGATTCCCGGTAGGCCTTTTCCGCGGCGTACGCCTTTGGATCGACGCCCTGCACGCTCCAGACGCCGCCGTCGAACCGGAGCACCATGTCACCGATCCCCTCGAAATCGCGGCTGGAGGATTTCAGGATGCACTCCTGCTCATCGCGCTTTCCCGTCAGCGCGAGGACTGTGTCGCAGACGCCTGTCAGGCCCATGGAACCGCTGATCTTTTCAAACCAGTCATCGCCGTCGTCGATCCCCTTGCGGTAGTGATGGACCCCAACGATGGCGACCC